ATGTCGCTCACACTGCGAAATGGGATTTGGCACTTCCGCAAAATGGTTAACGGGACAATGATAAACCGTTCCACTAAAACGGGAAACAAAAAGCTAGCTGAACAGTTAGCAGCGACTTGGACTACGGAAGCTGTTAAGGAAATTGTACTTAATGGCGCTAAATCAGCCCTGCTGCATGACGTTATTGACGAGTTTCTAATCCCTAGGCAAACGCTTAAGGGCTTGAAAGCTGTTAAGATGCACATGGATATAATCAAGCGCTTGCCAAATATTGCATTCAAAGATGTTAAGCAGACTGACGTTTACAAGCTGTTTAACGAGCTGCGCGCAGAGGGTTATGCAGAGTCCACTATTTTCGTAACTGCCGGGTATTACAACAGCCTAGTTAATTTCGCGATTGAGCACGATTACCAAGCCCCAAAGAAAATCACTGCACCAAAAAAGCCCTCTGGCAAAATCCGCTGGCTTACACAAGACGAACAGCGCCGTTTGCTTGAAGCTTTAGAGCCGCAAGGCGATCCCGAGGAATTAAGCGTGCGCAATATGCAACGCACAGTAAATCAGCAACTCACTATCCTGCTGCTTGATACTGGTGCACGCTATCATGAAATTGCAAATTTAGCATGGACGCAAGTTGATTTAGAAAACAAAATCATTCACCTGCATCGCGGCAAGGGCAGCAACGACACCGCTATTTACATGACCAATCGTGTGTACTTCACACTCAAGGAGCGCTTCGATAATTACAAGACTGGCGATTATGTTTTCCCAGAGAAATACAACAAAAAGGGAAACATGAAATGGTTTGGCTACGCAGTGAAGCGCGCAAAGCTGTCCTCTGTTCCTAGTGTCCCTACTATCCACAGCCTGCGCCACACAGCAGCAACGCAGTGGCTGCGCAACGGGATGTCGCTTGTCGAGGTGCAGCATATGTTAGGGCATAAGGACATTAAATCAACACTTGTATATGCGCACATTGTAGAAACGGACGCAGCGCGTAAGGCAGCAGACATCATGAACAAGCTAAACGGAGAACAGGAGCTATGAGACGCATACTGCAACCGTTCAAAAACCCGCCTAGTGCGGGTTTTTTGTTGGGGTCGCTACCTTAGTAGCTAAAAATAGAGATCAGCGCTTGTAGGGTGCGCTAGGTGCTTGCTCAAGCTTAGTAACGCGGTCCTCAAGGGCTTTGAGTCCCTCCTTTGTTGCGTAATTGTCGGACTTCTCATTTAGCTGCTTCACTTCTACTACTAGCTGCGCTACAGCTACATTTTGATTATTAATGCTCGATGCCGTCCAGCATATAGCAGCTAGCAACAAGCCACCGATTATCTGCACGGATAATCGCTTCAAACTATTCAAAAATTCCATTACCACGCCCCCTCTTCTATATTTATTTTGGTGCGTTAGTTGGAAACTACGCCAGATGCGCCGCTGTTGAATGTAACTGTGCCCCATGGATTTGATGTTGTGAAATATGCATTGCCAGGCGTGTAGATCGTTAGCGCTGTTGTTGCTGTGCCGTCTACAGTCTGCTGGAAACTGTTTGAGTAGGTATTTACCCAATACGTCGTGAATGTTACCGTTGGTCCTAAATCGCCATTGCTGCCTTGTGTCCCCGAGGTAGTTACGTCTACTTGAATATAGTCTGTTGTGTATGGTGAGGCGTTGTCGAACTGCTTGAAGTTCGTCTTTACCGTGTTGTAGGTCTGATTCCAGTAGCCGCCATTATTAGTGTTGAGAATAATGGATGGCGTAGCGCCTCCCCCTCCCGACTTCACTGTGTTGCGGTAGCCAAACTGGATAGCACCGCAGTTTGCACACAGGTTTGTCCAGTCGGTGTTGCGCGTTGTGCTGCTTCCTCCACTTCGGCTAAATGTCAGGTTGATGAGTCCGCCGGCATTGAAGAAATAGCGCGCTGCATCGCCGCTAGCGAAGTTGACGACTTGTGTAAACACTAGGCGTCTGTTGCCACTGCCACCCCATGCGCCTGTGAACTGCGTATTGTTAGCAGTGCCTGCGGACAAGCTGTAAGCAGTCCCAACGCTGTTGAACACTGTTGTTACGTCAGTCGAAATGTTGACGTTAGCGGCGATGGTGCTGCCTGCTGTCATGGAGCCAGGGATTGGACTAATAGCAACGTTCTCATGTCCTGCTGCTGCGCTTGTCACTTGCACCAGCCCTGTCCATTGCGTTGCTGTGACGGTGCTTGAGACTGCAACAGGGGCAATTCCAGTTACAGGCTGACCGTAACCATAACGTCCGTTACCTGTTCCCCACACCACGCCCACGTTTGGTGTTGCTGTTGTGTAGGTGCCTGTGGAGGTGCCAGTGACGAAGGTGTTGTAGTCCGCCGCAGCAATGGTTTGACCTGTGCTGTAGCTCATTAGAACCTTCCTACCACTACCTCTATAGAGGCAACGCTTCCGCCTGCATAGTCTTGCAGCGCTTTCCCAATGATTGTTCCCGGCGCTGGATTCTCTTCTGCACGTGCCAACCCACAACCTGCGCTTACGAGTAGATCGCCCTTGCGCACTACGCCGACCACGTAGCAAGGCACACGACCAACAAGGGCAACAGCAACAACGTGGTCGCCTTTGCAATCCGAGTTCATCAAGTAAGCTGGACGTGTTGAGACGACGCCAGCAACGCGCCTGCTGAGTTCTGTTCTGCTCTCTGTTACCTCGTACTCCCCTCCAAACTCAACAACAGTGCCTGCGGCATAGTCCGCGTCTGCGACGTATAGCTCTGCCAAGTCTGCATATTGCGCAGTAACAGCAGTGCCGTAGACGACGTTGAATTTGTTAGTAGCTGATCCGATGTTGAACGTGCCTGTGCCGTTCGTGCTGATGTTGCCGAAGAACGTCGCACTTGCATCGCTCTTGAACTTAGCAACAGGTGCGGACTGCGCGGAGATAGCGACAGTGCCTGTGCCATCCCTGTACATGCCTGAGTTAGTTTCACCTGAGAAGGTAATTGCGGGACCAGTAGCCACGCCGTCAGGCAATTTCAGTGTGCCGGTCATTGGTGCTTGTCCATCACGTGGCAAGCTGTTGGTGATCTCATTGCCAAGGTCAGGCATCGTTGCATTAGCCCACGATGAGCTAATCAAGGTGCCCGATGTGACCGGGTTTCCTGCTGGTAAGTTGTATGTCCCTGTGCCGTTACGTGGCATGTGTTACTCCTTGCTCTTCTTATATTTAGTTGCCGGTATTTCCCCTACGCGCTGCGTATGCTGCCAGCGCGTTAGCAAGCTGCGTAGATGCAGGCGCAGTAGCGTTGATGCTCGTCGCAACAAAGCCGGGAACGTTCGACATGCCAAGCAACGCATTGCGTACTGCGGGGTTGGTGCTTGTAATCAGCTTCTGTAGTGGAATGCCGATAGCAGCGCCCTTCGCTAGCCCTGTTGGGTTGTTCAACGCCATTAGCGCTTCGCCTGTTCCAATTGCTTGGTTCTCGACCTGACTCAATGGCTTGCCCTTCAAACTGAGGAAGTCCGTTACTAGGTCTTGGTATGGTGCATTGCCGCGCTCAAATGCAGCGCGATTGCCTGTCTTGATCGCTGAAGCTAGCTGACGTGGTGTGAACGTGCCTGTATCGTTTGTGCTGCGTACCAAATTCTCTAGCGTTTGTAGGTGACGCCATTGGTCGCGTGCTTGCATGTACTGTGCAGCTTGTGCGGGAGTCATGCCGTTTGCACTTGCATTGGTTAGCTCGTTGTCGATGCTGTCCATGACACTGCCAAGCACTTGCTTGGTGTTGCCATCTACTGCGGGACTAGCAATCTTGCGTCCAATGCTTGCGCGGATATTCTGTAGCTGTTGCGCATCGACGTTTCCTGCCGCTGCTAGGTTCTTCAAGTCACTGATGACTGTGTTAACCATTGGGTCACGCAGCGAAGGCAAGTTGCTTGCGTTGTATTGCGACAAGCTGTTGTTCAGATCCGTTGTGAACGCGCTGCTTGGCTGCACTTGCACGCCTTGCAATGCGTTGTCGAATCTCTGTCCGATGTTGTTCTGTGCGCTCTTGATGAGGTCGGAGTCGATGGTACTTGCGTTCTCTCCTACCCTACTTGCCAGCGCTTGAGCTAGCGCTTGTCCCTGTGCCTTACGTCCATCAGCAAGCCCAACAAGGGGTAGCTTGCCTATGCGGTCTGCTACACCGCCATACATAGGGCTAATGTCTGCTGCGGAGACTGGAATGCCTGCTTGTTCTAGTCTGCCGATCTTGCTTGCTACGTCTGCGCTTGTTCCACCTCTGATGTAGTCGCCCAGCTTGCCTACTTGGCTACCAAGTGCACCGACTGCTGAGCCTGCTCCACCTAACGCACCGCCAACTGTTGCACCTGTGAGGACGTTTCTACCAAACTGACCGTCGCCTGTTGTTGGTGTCAATGCACCTTGCATAGCGCCTTGCGCTGCTAGACGTACTGGCGCTGATGTAGCGATTTTCCCCACTGTGCCAAGCGCATTTGCCGCTTGTGCTGCCTTACCTGCTATACCTAGTGCATCTAGTGCTCCACCGCCTGCGATGAAGGGAGCAACAGTGCCAACGCCATACCCGATCTTTCCTAATCCTGTGTCCATCAAAGGAGCGTCTAGGCGTTCTCTCTCCGCTTGGTCTGCTTGGTCTTGTGCTAGCGCTTCGTCGTTACCTGTAATGCGGTGCCATAACTGCGCTGTGCCATGTCCTAGGTCTGCAAAGGACTTGCCAGCACCAGCTAGTAGGAGCTGCGTTGCTGACATGCCGTTTGTTGGCTTTGCCTTCTCAACGTCGTCTAGGTATTTGGCGTATACGTCGCCTCCGAAGTGCTTCACTACGTCCGACGGATCAACACCCTCGTCTCCCATACGCGCTACTTGGTCACGGATAAGAGGATTGTTCTCAAGCCCTGCTGCGATAGCCTGATCGCTGTAGCCCTGTGCCTTTGCTTTGATGATGTTGGACTGAATCTGCAACATGCCATCCGAAGCAGACATGCTCGATGTAGGAGAACTTTGTGCGTCGTCCTGCTGCTGCGCTTGCTGTGCTGCTTGTAGAGCTGCGGCTTGTTGTCCAGGTACTACCTCTGCTGCGTTTGCCGAAGGAATAACAGCGTTCAACAATGCACCGGGGATTTTCCCCATGATGCTGCTGACGTAGTTCTTTGTCTCTGCGTATGTTGGTGTGCCTGTCTTCAACACGGCTTGTGCTTGTCCGCCGCCGCCGTTGTAGTGAGCAAGCGCAGCAGGCAAGCTGCCGTTGTACTTGTTCCTCAAGTCGTAGAGGTAGTCAGCAGTGCCACGCAGGCTATCAAGAGGATCGGTTACATCAACGTTGTATTCCTTCGCTGTGGCAGGCATGAACTGCGTTAGACCCCTAGCGCCAGCGCTGCTTACGGCGTTTGGATTGCCGCCTGATTCCTGCATCGCTAACGCATGTAACGTACCTGTTGGAAGTCCTCGGCTGCTCTCCAAGTCAGCCATTGCAGCTTGTGCCTGTGGTGTGTCTAAAAAGTTCGGTGTAGCCATCTGTTCTTATATTTTTGGGACGCCTCCACTTGGAGCTTGATAGCGTTGTTTATAGCCTGCAGGCTGTCCATTAGTAGTGACAGGTGCTGGCGCTGTTGGTGCTCCAGATGCTGCGTTTTGGGCGTTGTTGTATGCGTTCTGTTCTTGCAGCGCTGCATCCTTCTTGGCTTGCAAGAACTGCAATTGACGCTTGAGGATGTTGATGTTGGCTGCTGTGCTCAAGTCCGTGCTTGGGGTCATGCTGTGGTCGTTGATCGCCTTGAACTCTGCTTGTCCTAAGCGCCCTGCACCATTCAACAAACCGATAGCTGTGTGGAAAGTTCCTTGGTTGAACAAGGTCTGCATTTCCTGAATCTCTGCACGGCGTTCAGGGTTGATACCGACGATGCCACCTAGGCTTTCTGCGCCGTTGGCAATGTTGTTCAATCCACCTGTGCCGTACTTTTGCGTTAGGGATAGCAAGCGGTTGGTGTCGCGGATCGAGTTGTCTAAACCTGCAACCGTTGTTCCAATCTCTGCTTGTTTGCCTGCACGTTCCAACGCATTCTTCTGTTCTGTTTGTTGCTCTGTAGCTGTCTTTCCAGCGTTCACCACTTGCTGCATTTGTTGTGGTGTGCTGTTGAGTGGTGGCAAGAACTGTTCTGGAACGCCTTGTTGTTGCAGCGATTGGCGTGCTGCTGCAACAGCGTTAGGGTTCGTGTAGTCGATGCCTTGGAAAGCCTGCGTTACTGCTGCACGGTATTTAGCTGCACGATCAACGTTCACAGGGAGTTGTCCGCTACCAAAGGGCTGTCCTGCGAGGTCAGTAGATGCGCGTGTTAGTGGGTCATAGAAACCAACTGTGTCGCCACCTACGGTGATTGGCTTTGCCTCTGGACGATAGGTAGCAATGCGGATCATTGCGTCTTCCATCGCGTTCTTACGTTGGATCATGTTGTCAGCAAGCAAGCGACCTGCTGGACCCGAGTAAGCAAGGCGTGTCACGTCATGCCAGAACTGCGCTTCGTTTTGCTTCGCTTGTTCCTCTTTCGTAGGTTGCGCTGGCAGCTTGAGTTGCGAAGGTGGATTGACTGGAGTTGCTGATGCTGTTGGATCAACTAACGAAGATGCCGATGTATCAGCTTGTGTAGGTACGCTTCCGGTAGAAGGCGAGCCAGCAGATGAAGCGTTACTGTCCTGCTGACCCGAGGAATTTCCCGAGCCACCTCCGCTGTTTAGAAGGTAGCTTTGCAAGCCTGCTGCAAGTCCTTGCGGCGTTGTAACGCCTGTCATGTCGCCGGTAGTGCCAAGCCAGTTTGCGCCTGGTTGCTGCGCAGCTCCTTTGAACACGCCTACTGCGTTTGGTGTGTTCATGTTGAACTGTGGAGCGCTGCCGTCTACGCTACCTGATGAACTCATCCAATTTGATGGATCGTAGCTCTGTGCACTCGGTGCGTATGTGTTTGTGTTTGCGCCACTGCTGAACGCGCCTGCTGGGTTGTAACCTGTGGTTGCATCAACGGAGTTAGCGTCCTGCGTTGCTAGCCCTGTTGCGTTCTTGTTAGCCATGCCCATCATCGCACCGCCCGCAATCTTGCTGAGTGCTTGTGCAAGCTGTGATCCAGTTGAGGTAGGCGCATACCATCCATCTACCATCTGCCCTGAGTTGATGGGCGCGTTAATCATGCCTTGCGCTAGCTTGCGTTGTAGGTCGATGTTGTCCTTGTTCGCTTGGTAGTCGAACACCGGGTTCTGTTGCAGGCTTGTGCTATTTGGGTCAAATAAAGCCATCTCTCTTTCCTTTTCTTCTATTTAGCGAATTTCGCTACTGCTGTGATGACGTACTGCATGGTTTGGAGAGCGGACAGCATCACGCCGTGAAAGCGTTGGCTGTCGATCCTGTCGATCATGTCTAGCACCTCGCCGCCGTGTTCTACGTCATGTGTTGCGTGATAGCGCAGCGTTCTAATCAACTGCTTGCCATGCACAATCTCTAATTCCTCTATCCTGTCCAGAGACAACGGGAAGCACTCAAGCACCGCCATATAGCCAAGCAGCGCTGCCGGGTCTACGTGGTAGATGAGGTAGTACAGCGATCCGACCATTGCTACCGCCTCGTAAGGGACAGGCGTTTTCTCAGCCTCGATGCCAACGGTCAACAAGTCCTGCGCTAGCCAAAGCTCGTGAGACTTTTCTTCTTGTAAGTGCTTCTCGTAGTAGTCCCTAAGCTCGCCCTCTGACTTCTGCGCAGCGACATACAACAAGTTCTCGCTTGCACGCATCACGTGGTACATGAAAAGCAGGTTGCAGATGAGTTGATCCGGTATGTGTAGCTGTGCAACAGGCGCGGCGACTAGCGACTGTTTGAGTTCGTACATGAGGCGTTCTGATTGCTTCATATCGCCCCTTAGAACATCATCGCCATAGCTGCCGCTGCGCCGAGCGATCCTACTGCCCCCATCGTTCCGGCATTGCTTGAACTTGCAGATGCAGCTTGCGAGTTGTACAACCCTTGGTTGTAGTTACCCAAGTTCTGCGCTGCTTCTAAGTAGTTCGGTCCCGCAACTTGGTTTTGCATCGCGAAGCTGTTGAACTGAGGTTGTCCAACTTGCTGACCATAGAGCAAAGCGTTCATCTGGTTGAGAGGCTTGTTCAAGTTGTTGTCATAAGCCGTGTACTCGGTTTGGTACTTCGATAGCGCGTTTGCATAGGCTTGCTGGCGTGCTGCGTTGCTTGCATTCACCGCGTTCAAGTCCTGTCCTTGTGCTGCAAGCGCATTTCCATAGTTCGCCTGTCTTGCAGCGTTTGCAGCTTGCAATCCGGTCAAGTCAGCGCCATAGCTCTGCAAACCGTTGTTGAACACTTGTTGACGTGCTGCGTTGCCTGCGTTGAAGCCTGCTAGACGGCTTTGATAGTCAGCGTTTGCTGTCTGATCGCCTGTGAGTACAGCTTGGTTTGCTAGCTGGTTGTAGGCTTGGTTTTTGCTGTCGTAGAAGCTCTTTGTCGCTTGGTTCGCTGCTTGCGACATAGGGTTTAAGCCCTGTAGCGACAAGCTATCGCGCAAGTTCTGTTCTTGCTGCGCGTACTGCGGAGCTAGGAAGCTGTTTGCGCTGTTGTAGGCTGCGTTTTGAGCCTCTTGTCGTACCGCATCGCTCATCTGTGGAGCGTTTTGGTCTAATGGCTGTGCACCGCTTGTGTAGCTCGCAGAGTTCATCTGCGTTGTGTCTTGCTGCGGCAGTCCCTGCGTGTAGTTGCTAGATAGATTCGTGTTCTGGTTCAGACCTTGAACACCGCCCATGTAGTCCGATAACTGCGGCGTGCCGTTATCGTGGGTGTAGTTGTATTGAACCTTGTCTAGTAGCTGTGTCGCGTCTGCGCTGCGTGCTGCTTGGCTTTGGATTTGGCTGTTTAGCGCTGACTGCAATCCGGGGTCTAACGTCTCTGTCTGTGTCCAGTGGTCGTTGCCCTGTGCGTCAGGTGTGTTTGTGTAGTAGACCGATCCCCAAGGGTTGTTTTGGTTGATTCGATTGGCGTTGGTCGTGTACCTCGCCATGTCCAGATTGCCTTGCGCTGTCTGCTGTGCTGCGCCTGCGTAGTCTGGTGCTGGAGGTGGATCAGGAGCGCTCTTGTTAGCGATCCAGCCGCCGTCTAGCTTCTTGATCGGGGAAAAGTAAATTGGATGGTCAAGCATCCATATCTTGTTCGATGACATATGCGTCCTTTTCTTCTATTTATTGGCTTGCACGTCCCTGCTCTTATGCCATCTGCTGCTTTCGTAGTCTGCCTTCGTGAAGCTGAATAAGATGGCGTCCTTGCCTGTTCCAAACCAATCACGCAAGGTCGCTTCCCTCACGTGTCCTAACTTTTCATGCATCGCAATCGCTGCTGTGTTGCTTGGCTCCACAAGCATGTTCATACGTGCCTTTCCTCGCGTCTCGAACACGTAGTCGTAGACAGCGCGGAAAAATCCTCTTGTCGCCCATCGCGATGAACCATCGCTAGCAATCGACGCCTCACATGCGAACTGCGTGAAGTTGTCCAAGACAACGACTGCTAGCGCATCAATGCTGCCGTCTTCGTTCTCTTGTAAGTGCGAAACTGCAATGCAGCGCGTCGGGTCGTATGGGTGGGTGCCTAGCTCTTGTGACACCCAATCAAAAGCGCGCTGATCTTGGCTAATAACGTGATGCCTCTTAGCCAAGAGTGCCCCCTTCCTCGAACACCCAATCTGTAGCCACCCACTCTGTGAACGCAGCGACGGAAATGGTCATCGTCAAGCTTGCGCAATAGCCAACACCGCGGACACCCTGCCACCTGTTGAAGTTGTTTAAGCCCGATGCCCACTCAACTTGATCCCAATATCCCGCATCCCAAACAGCACCGGAAGCGCCAACAAGCGTTGCTGATGCGACAGGAGGTGTGAGGTTGTAATCAACGTTGCAGCCAATGCTGATTTGCGGCTGGTTGACTGACGTGATGATGTTGGGTCTTGCGCGTATGAATCGCTTGCGCTTTCCCGGTATGTCGAAGTAGTTGAATGCTTGCTGTGCAGAGGCAACGTAGGTGTTTCCGCCTGTGCCGTCTGATGCCGCGCCGTCTGCGTACCCTGTAAATGCTTTTCCGACGAAGCCGTTACCGCCGAAGTACAACGTACCTGCAAGCTCAGCCCAGCACTGTGCGCCCCACCCTGTAAACTGCGACCAACCCGCTGTTTGCGTTTGATAGCAAAGCTGGAAATTCTGGTCTGCGTCAATTTGCGGCACGTTCAACAACAGGATGTTGTTGCCCGGATAGTTCACAAACTCGAAGCCCGGCAACGTGCTGTAGGTACTAACAAGCGCGCTGATCGTTGGTTGTATTACGAAGCTCAGTTGCGCAGAGTTGTCTACGCGAGTTGAGTTTAGGTACTTGCTTAGAGGCATCAAGCCGTCTTCGCACAAGTACAACAAGTCCGAACCAAACGCACCAAGGCAGCGCTTTCCACATGGCGCTCCTAGCTGCCATGTTCCTTGCCATGCCCATGTGCTTGCTGTTGCAGGGTTAGTGCCTGAATAGATTGCAACGTCGCCTGCTGTACTGACAGCGACGAGGTAGCTTGTGATACCTACGCCTAGGTCAACAGCCCATGATGCCAACGACGCTAACGTGCCGCCACGTGGGAATACGGGACCAAAATCAAAGCCTGCTGGCGTGCCTGCTACCTGTCCGATCGGCAAGTAAAAAGCCTGCGTGCTGCCCTCTTGCACGATCCATACGCGCTGTTGGTGTGTGACGACCTGGCGCCAGTTTGTAACGCTAGTCATGCCAGCGCCTGTCGCTATCTGTCCATCTGCGGCAGGAGTCGAAACGAGACTGAAATTGATCCAGCTTGAACCGTTGTAGAGGCGTGCTGTGTCTACGCCGTTGCAGCAGACGAGATAGTGGTTAGCGAGGTTGCTAAAGTTGGTGTATTGCCATAGTGCATTAGTCAATCCTGACTGCACTACGGTTGGCGTAGACGTTGCTGTAGTAGCGTCGTAGAACTTGGTCCCTGCTGCTGCAAAAATCTTGTTCTGCGAGGACGTTACACCTCTGTACGCCATCAAGCTTTGCACGTACCCACTGATGCCCGTAACAAGCTTCGTGTAGCCTTGTCGTGCTGTTAAGCCTTGTGGTGTTGCGATGAAGTTGGTGCAGCTAATCGCGTAGTCTGGTGACATCGAACGCAAGTTGTCCAATGTGTTGAGACCACGGATCGGCGCTACTACCGTTGTTGACTGCGCGACCTCCTGCTTAGGCTTCTTCTGATAGATGTTCCAATTTCCGGGGATCATTACACTCCCCCTAGGTTGCCATCTCTCACGTTAGCAATGGAGATAAGTGCTTCTCTTGTGTAGCCGCCGCGCATGCTTAGCGTTGCACCTGCTGTGTTGCTTGGCTTAGCGTTGTCTAAGCTAAGCATGTAGTCTGAGAAGACAGCGGATGTATCGAAGCCGTTGGTTTCTAGGTACTTGAGCTTTACGAAGTCGATCAGCAAGCGATCATCGAACACGCACAAGTCAGCATCACTTTGGAACGTTAGCTTCTGTGCTGACGTACCTGCGTCGATAACGTAGGCAGCGCTGATGTAGTCGAAGATGATTTGGTCTGCTTCGCCGGGTGTAGGAACAAACGTGAAGTTGTTGCCCTGCAAGCGAAACATCATTGTTGGACCCGACGTGACAACGCCTCGTGTTAAGCGTGCCCACTGTTCGGGGGATTCAGGACCGTACACAGGTCGTGTTGTCGTCTTGTTCCAGAGCGTGTTATCGATCAATCTCAGGAAGTCGGACGGCAACGGGTATGCGTTCTGTCCTGCCACTGTAGTGAACGAACTTGTGTACATAAGCTGTTCCCAATCGTGGCGCTGCGCTAGCTCATCACAAGCTGCAATTACTAGCGCATAAATTTGCTGTATTTCGGTGTCAGACGAGGAAATAACAACCGTTGGAACATTTATCTTCAACTCCCCCGTTACTGCCTGCACAATCTGTAAAAGTGATTTCCTCATCTAATTATCCTTTCTTTACTGCTTACTTCTTTACTGGCTTCTCTCCTGCATGAGTAAGTTGATCCAGTTGCTTCTTCATCATGTCTAGCTGCGCTTGCTGGGTTGCAATCAAATTTTCTTGATCCTTCAAACGCTTCTCTTGCTCGATTTGCTGCTTTGTTAGCTTTTCATCCTTCGCTTGTTCGATGAACGCCTTAGCCTTCGCTTTTAGTTCGTAAATTCCAGCATATTTTGAACCAATTGCATCGGATAACTCTGCTAACTGCTCTACCGTTACGATGTTCAAAGCACGTAATTCAGCAGCTTGTGCAGTATTAACACCCTTCCAGTGTGTTAATGGTGTCCCTACCTGTTCATACTGTCCCTTGTCTTTGAACTTCTTGTAGTCCAAGGGAAAACGTGCTCGGTGTTCGTCCGTTGCAAACGTGTCTATTTTCAAACCTAGATCACCAGGAATAGCAATCATGATGAATTCATGCTCATCGAATATTGCGCGTCCTTCTTGACGAGATTTTTCCACGTTCTGAATTGGTCTCTTGTAGAAGCCAACCATCAAACCTCTGTCGTCATAAATCACGCCGTCAACCTTTCCAAATAAGCGCCCTGTCTGTGGGTCGCGCGGCTCTTGATGTAATGCTTCAATCTGTAAGTCTTCAAATGTGGGCGTGGTAAACATTGTTATCGCTCCTTTAATAAAAGTAATTACTACTTACGGTAGTCACTCGCCCGGTTAGGGAATTCAAACCATCAATTAGAATGGGCTGCTTGTTTTCTTAGCCCAGAAATAATGTCCGCTTAACACAGAAACGTTTCCTGAATAGTTCGCAGGAACATCATGTGTGTATCCAGTTGTCGCTGCATTAGATGCAAACGCTGGCTGGTCGATACCGAACACTTGGCTTACCGCGACGTTTGCAGCAGCTTGGATGTACACATAGTCTGTTGCGTTAGCAATAACAACGGTTCCTAGCGCAAACTTTCCACTGCCGCTTTCTTGGTCGTTGCTGAACCCAATTAATGGAGTTGTAGATGAAATAGTCATTTCTTGTCCTTATAAAGTATTTAAGCGGGAGCGCTAACCCCCGCTGTATGCTTAGTTTGTTAGCACGCCTTGGAACTTCACACCGTTGCAAGTCAAGTTACCTGCCCATGCCATGATTTGTGTTTGCGCATCTTGGTTGATTGAGTAACGTGCACCTGGATCAAGAGTCTTGAAGTTACGACCTGTGTATGGACGCCATTTCAAGAACTTAGTGTTCAAGAAGTAAGCAGTATTCGACGGAATACCCGATAGCGATGTATCTAATACAACCGGTGTATTCATGAATAACAACGAAACGAAACCTGCATCTGCTTCATCTGGATTTGTAAAACGTTGTTGTGGTTGCAATGCAGCAACGTAAAGCGACCAGAAATTTTGATCCATTAGGATTAAGTTAGGTTTGTCTGTTCCACGAACTAGCTTTGCGTAAAGCGTGTTCATGTATCCAAGCATGTTTGTCGATGTAACTGCACCAGTACCGTCAACAGTTCCTTGGAACTTCTGGTTACGCCACATTGACCAAACAGAACGGTCGATACCGCCATAAACACCAGTTGTTGGCGATGTGGTGATACCTGCTTGCAGACCGGTAATTTGCTTACCGTTGAATCCTGTACCGTCGGAATAGATACCCTTGTTTAGCAAGTTTGCTAGCGAGTTTTCTGCAACCTCTAGACGTTGATCTAGCAAGTCGATAAGTGCTTCACGTCCACTGTTCTGGATTTGTTCTAGACCCGAAATTGATACTTGAGTCGATGCTTGCTTGATTTGGAACTCAGCACCAGTAATAACGTCTTGCGCACCTACTGGTAATGCGTCGTATCCAGAGTAGAAACCTGTGTTTCCGTTTTCTTGGAAGCTGAAGTTTTCGTAGATAGTACGACCGCCATCGAATGTGCGGACGTTTCCTGCTTTGCTAATCCACTTTAGGACTGCGTTGTTGTTAGTTACGTTGTCCGCTACTTCTTTAGAGCGGTTTTCAATCGTAGTAACAACGATATCGGTTAAATTTGGAAATGCCATGTTGGCTCCTTGTTAGTAAAAAATAAACGTGCTGTCTATCCTTCGCTTACAAAGAGTGTTTATTGCTTATTCTTCTTAGATGGCTCGTAAGTTCGTTAAAGCTAAGTCAATGAAACTTTGTACTGCTTGCTACCCTTTCGATGGCTCGTGAGTTCGTCTAGATAGCGCCCTGTAACTGTCTCCCTGTTGCTTTGAATACAGCATTAATGCCTGCTTTCAATTTAGCTAGCGAGTACGTCTACCCGCGTCGCTCATTTATTTATCCGTTTCGGATACCCCAATTTCTGGGGGTTGCTGTGCCAGTTCAGGCATTTGCGCAGGGTCAAGAATCCCATCCTTGATTGCTTGCGCCCTTGCCTCTAGCGCTGTCTGCCCTTTCTGGGGCAAGTTCGTTATCCCAATCGGGGCTAAGTATCGTGTCGTTGACATAATCAAATCTTCTTATCTACATGCGCGTTTAGCGACGCTTCGATTGCCTCACGACGCGACATTGCTGGCTTTTGCTGACCTACTGCACCACGTGGGCTTCCACCCTTCAGACTTGCTGATGCTTTAGCGCGCTGTGCATCCTGCATCTTCTTCTGTGCTGCTTCTTGCTCTCGCTTTTGCAGCATTGCGCGAACGTCTGGATGTGCCCACACTGCTTTGTCGTAAGCGTCTTGGTAGGTCTGTGCCTGTCCGTTTGCTAGCAAGCTCTGCATGATTGGTGCGACGTCATTGAAGAACTCGTTCTTTGGGTCCGATGCGAACCTGCGCACCTCTTCTTGTAGCTGCGCATCACGCGCTGCTTGCGCTTGCTGGTACTGCTGCTGCTCTAACGACTTGCGTTGGTCTAGCTCCTGACGCAGCGCGTTGATTTGCTGCATGTAGGGGTCATTCGCTTGTGCGTTTTGCTGTGTGTATCCGTTGCCGTCTAGCAGCTTGCCTAACGTTCCAATGTCTACGCCGTAGCCCTTGATGATGTTGGAGACGACTTGCGCCTTGCGGTTTGCATCGCCTGTGCGCAGTGTGTAGACCTGTGCCAGCAAGTCTTTCATTACTTCGCGGGGTTGCAGGTTCGATGCAGCTAGATCAGCTTGGTATGGCGCGAACACATCGAGGATGCTTTTCACATAATTGCGTTCGTCGCTAGTGCTGCGCATGTGGTTATCCCAATCCTGCTCGCGCTTGTTGATCTGCGCTTGCATCTCTGGGCTGAGCTTCGTGAACTCGTCACGCATTGAAGGCGAGAACGATGCAGGAGCCTTGATAGGCTTTTCCGCTTGTGTTTGTGTCTCGCTGTTCTGTTCTGTGCTGTGTTCAGCTTCAGTGCTTGTCTCGCGTGCAGACTGTGGATGTTCGTCTGTCTTGTTCTCGTCTGGATGCTCTGTTTTCTCTGCTGCATCAAATGCCGCTCGTAGCGCTTCCCTTCTGTCAACGGGTTCGCTAACTTGCTGCTCTACTACTTCGTTATCTAATGTGTTGTCATTGGCTGAGACTCCTTGGTCGTCCATAAACATTCTCCTGTTTTAATTTTTTGTCATCGTATTCACCGTCCTTTCAATAGTTTCTTTACGTTGCTTAGCTTCTTTCGCTGCAATTTGTTTTTGCGCGTGTTCCGCTTGCCCTTGCATTTCACTCATCGGAACTACGTTGTGTTCCTTCATGTGTGAGTAATATTGGCTACGTCCGTATAGTGTTTTCCCGTCGATTGGACTTACTACCTGATAGTTGTCTGCAATACCCATTGCAGTGACCATCGTTGCAGTCATGATCTTGTGCATAGCGCCTGCGCAGGCGTTGCAAGTTGGTGCTTTCTCCCTGTCTTTTACTCTTGCTATGTAGTCTTGCTCATGACCGCATACCTCGCATTTAGCTGTGTATGTCGGCATTACTTCTTCCCTTTCAGTGTCGCCAACAGCAAGCGTCTACGTGCAGAAAGCACTTGATTCCTAAACTCCGCTGCTGACTTAACGACCGCTTCTAGCTCGTCATCCGTAATATTTATTGGAGGATAGATAAACGCAGATTCGGTTAGCTGCGGCTCTGCCTTTCTAGCAGGCACGAACTTAGGCGCAGGCGTAATGGTTATTACATCCTCTATCTCTTCGGGTTCTGGCTCAAACGGTGTCTGTCCTTGCGACACGCGATCCAGCATCTTGCGGCGATTAGCGTTAGTCTTTAGCTCATCCTCTTGCCTCTTGTCGCCGCGCTGCTTCTTGACGAGCGGGAAGTCGTCGGCGCCTGTCCAGAACACGTCTTGATCGACGGTCACATCCGTGTTGTTGACGAGGTAGACCTCGCTGTCTGCTCTGAGAAGGATGCGTGACCAAGCAAAGGTAGTCATAGTCTTACAAGATCACCGCTGTAATGACTTTCACGCCGGGGTCTGTGCTCGCTTCTATCGCCTTGGCGAAGATTGCTTTCCCATAGACAACTTCTTTCCCTACGCTTTCTGCGCATCCAGCTTGTGAGGAAGTAACAAGCAAATCGCCTTTGGACACAGTGCCAACAACCTTCACAGGGACGCGACCACGAAGCGCGACGATGACAGGATGTGCATACGGCGCATCTGCGTTCATCAAATAGGCTGGAGCTGTGGACACTGCGCCTGCAACGGATGCGTCTGCAAACGTGGTGCTTTGCGTGACTTCCTCTGTGCCGCCGAAGACAACGACTGTGCCTGGCTGGTAGGAAGCGTCGCCTGCATAGGTTTCTGCTAAGTCAGCGTAGAGTGCTGTTGTTGCAGTCCCGTAGATCGTTCCAAACTTGTTAGAAGAGCTACCAATGTTGTAGGTAACGTTGCCGCTAGTAAGGATGTTGCCTGTGAACGTTGCATTCGCCGTCGAGACTGTCAAATTGCCGTACCCAACAGATGCATTACCGCCAGTTGCATAAATTCTAGAATCGTAGGCAATATTGTTACCGGAGCTATGGAAGTTGATAATTGGTGTGTTTGCAGAGCTTGTGCTGCCTACGTCAATGCCTGCATTTGCTGCTGTGTGCAAGACGTTAGCTTGGAACGTTGCGCTACCGCTAACTGTTAGACTAGTTAACGTACCAACTGATGTAATATTTGGTTGCGCTGCTGTTTGGATAGTACCAGTCAATGGACCACTAAATCCGCCGGCAGTTACTGTACCAGTTACATTTAAACTACCTAAGGTACCAACAGAAGTAATATTCGGTTGTGCTGCTGTTTGTATTGTTCCTGTTAAATTAGTACCAATGACATTGCCATAAAAAGATGTAGCAATGACGTTACCTGCTGTAACGTTTCCAGATGTAGACACTCCTGTCCCAACAAATACCGAACTACCAGAGACAAACGGGTGTCCATTGATTGATAACTGTAGTCCGCCTGACGATCCCGAAGCATGTGTAAAATCTAAGGAAATTGCAGGATTGGTTCCAGATGCCGGAATAGATTGGATGTTAACTATATCTGGTGTAGAAACATTACCATCCCAATAATTTGATACGAGCTTAAAAGAAGGACTTACTTTATTGGAACCAGAGGTAGCTGTATTAACAGTCTTTACCCAAACGTTACCACCATTATTAGTAATATCTCCGGAAGTAGTCAAACTAGTTAATGTACCAACAGATGTGATATTTGGTTGTGCGGCTGTTTGCAGCGTACCGGAGATAGTCGTTGCAATGACGTTTCCGTAGAAGGTGCCACCTGCATAGACGTTGCCGCCAACGCCTATCCCCCCTGTCACTACCGCAGCGCCCGTTGTTGTGCTTGTGCTCGCTGTTGAGTTAGATATAGACAGTCCGCCAAATGCAGCAGTCCCCGGAGTTCCAGTCACAACACCATTTGTTGTCGTGGTGTTAGTCAGGTACTCAAATACTTGAGTGCTGCTTTGGAAGCCGAAGAAAGCTTGCTGGTTAGAACCCTTGTAGTAGTGAGCCCTGATACCGCGATCCATCCCATCATCTGAGACAAGCGGCGCATTGTTAGCACCTGTGCCAATGTCGATAATCGGATCGGATAGTGCGATTGTTTGCGAGTTGACGATGTTCTGTGTACCAAGCACCGTCAAGTTACCGATCAGTGTTGTATCACCTCCTACGTAGAGGTTCTTAGAAACGCCTGCACCACCGGATACGACAAGCGCCCCTGATGCTGTTCCTGTTGATTGTGCTGTGCTAGTTAGCGATGTGGTTCCGCTAACGGTTAAGCTTGTTAAAGTTCCTAAGCTAGTAATATTTGGTTGTGCTTGCGTAAGAAGCGTGCCGGAGATATTGCTAGAACTAATCGTTGTAGCAGTTAAAATGTTCACACCAGACACATTTCCCGATGCTGTCTGATTTCCTGCGTCGTCTAACGCCCAAAGGATGCCGTTATAGCCGTCATTGACGATTTGGAATGCACCGTTAATGACTCTGAGGTACTTAGACGGTGTTGTTGAGCCGTTGCCAGTAAGCAGAATGTTCACACCGGATGCATTGCCTGTTGAGGACAGCGCAAACGAGTTGACGTTCGACGTTGGTAGCGTGAAATTAGATGCCCCCGAAGCGGAAAGCGTGGTGAAGCTGCCAGAACTGCCGGAAATTGGTGTGTTGCTGATCGCGCCGCCAGTTATCTGCGCATTTGCAGTGCTCAAAACGCCTGTTGTAGCGGCTCCCGAGACGGTCAAGCTACCCAAGGTACCCACTGCCGTTATATTTGGCTGTGCGGCTGTTTGCAGCGTGCCTGTAATCCCCGCTGAAGCTGCCAATGTGGTGAAGCTTCCCGAAGCGCCGCTGATTGCGCCTCCAGTGACCTGGGCATTGCTTGTAATCAAGCTGCCTGTATTGGTGAACCCTGCAACTGTGAGGTTTGCAAGCGTTCCTAGGCTGGTGATATTTGGCTGTGCTGCTGATTGCAGTGTTCCAGTGATACCGCCTGAGGCAGAAAGGGTTGTAAAGCTGCCTGCTGCCCCACTGATCGGTGTGTTGCTGATGCTACCGCCAGTGATTTTTGCGTTAGCTGTAGCAGCGTTAGCAACAACGAGGTTCGATATCGTTGCTGTGTTGTTTACTGTTAGCCAACTCGTTGTGATGCTATCTGAGCTAATCGGACCTGTTACCGTTACGTTTGCAAAGATAGGTGCAGCTAGAACGCCAGACACATAAGCAAAGTTGTTGTTAACCTTGATGAATGCTTGTCTAAGCGTATCTCCTGTGTTGTCGTTAGGATTAGCCCCAACGTAGATGTTTTGTATTGTCATTTAATCTTACCTACCATGCCCTTGTCGGTCTTCGTGACGACAATTTCTGCTTCTCCTAACGGCGTGTTTGCGATTTCGTGCATTGCGTTAGCGTGCTGCTCAAGTCCTTGCTTATGCTGTTCGACTATCTGAGCCACATGACCCAACATGTCCTGTAAGTTCGCAATGTCATCGCGTGTCAGATGACGTGCCTTCTCTGCTGCAATCATGTTTTGCATGCCTTCGCTCATGCTGTTGATAGGGAGCACGTCGAATAGCGAGCTTGCGTCCTGTGGCAGCGTGATATCTGTTGGTGTTTTTGCTGCAAGCTCCTTGTTGCGCAAGTTGTAGTCAGCAACGGTGGACATTTCGTTTTGCTGTAGCTCACGAGCACGTAGTGCAAGCTCTTGCTCCTTAAGCGCAAGCTCTTGCATCTTCACAGCGTTGTTCATCCGTGCGATTTCTAGGTCTGCTTCCCTGTCCTTGTCTGCCTTCAACATCTCCGCTGCTAAGCGTTGCTGCTCTTGCTGTGCTCGAATCTCTTGTTCTTGTTGTTCTCGCTGCGCCATAACTTGCTGATGCTGAATGTCTGCTTGCATCTTTTGCTGTTCTGGCGTTGGTGGAGGTGGCGGTTTTGGTTGAGACATATCGGCACGCAGCTTCTGTAAGCCTGCGTCGATGACGCCTTCAAATTCGCGAGCGTTGCGGAATTTGGAAACCGTGTAGCGCAGCAATTCCCCTGCTACTTCTTGCAGCGCCGGCGGCGCGTTGCCTAACTGAGGCAATGCTTGTCCAAAGAACTGTGTTAGCTCCTTAGCTAAATCAAGTGCTGCTGCTTGCTCTGCTGCTTGGTTTGGAAGCTGAATGCTGTCAACGCTTACTTCTATGCGGAACTCGTTGATAGGTCCGCTCTTCAGGAGTGCAAGCGCTGCGGGAATGTATTGCTGGTCAACAGCGTTGAAGCTGCCAGCACGGGACAGGATGCGTTGAGGGTCGTAGAACTTGCAAATCAACTCAGCCTTGAGCTGCACCATTCCTTCAAAGTATTCAGCAATCGCTTGCTGTAGCGTCACCATGCGTGCGCTTGCGTAGTGCGATTTAAGCTGCTCCGCTGTAGCTGTTACGTACTGCTGGCTTGTGCCTCGCACAAGCTCGCTGATGCCCGTTAGCTGGTTGATGTGCGCAATCACGTCATCACGTTGTTTGCGTAGTTCTGCTAACACCGGAGGAAGTTGGTCGATAGGCATAAAGTCCATCGCACCCTTCAACCCGCCGTTAGTCGCAAACGCTGCCCAGTTCTTAACGGGTACAAGCTCGTTTTCGTAAGCGTTTGCAAGCATGTCGCGCACTGCGGGCTGCCCTGCGTCATGCACACCAACTACCTTGCACGAATCAACGATCTTAGAGATTCGGTTGTTTACCTTGTCTAGCTCCTGGTACTGATCTTGAATCATCAAGTAGTCAGGCTTCGGAACGATGTTCTGCGTTGTGAGGTTCGCTAGGAGGGGATGTTTCGTTGGGAAGAACCCGCACAAGCCTAGGAAGTCGTCACGCACGTCAAGCACTTCGAGACAGCCCAGCGCAACCCAGATAACTTTCTTCGTTTCCTTGTCCCAAATCTCGAAAATTTCGGCTTGTTCTAAGACGTTGTTCTCTGGCTTGATGTAACGCGCTACCTTGCTGTTGTTCTCTTCCTTGTTCTGTTGTAGAGGGATCTGAGATGCTTTGTCCTCTCCGAAACGCTTAACAAGTTGGTCATAGGGCATGTAGACACGGCGTGCGATCCAGCGCAGTTCGTCCCACGTGCGATCCGGCGACCAGAAGAAATCATTCCAGTGCACGTAGTCGATAGGCGTTAGCTCATCGAGGATGACAGGCAGTTGTGCGTATCCGCCTATGTCGTCTGTTGCTTCGTCCTCGCTGTCTGTTAGCTGCTCGCCTTCTTCGTTCTCAGGAATTTCCTGCTCTACCGCCTCGTATCGAATCCATCCGATACCTGCACCCGGCACAAGACGGTCAAGAATGATCTTCTTCGCTACTTGGTGGAAACCGTCTTTGATTAGCTCGGTCTCAAGCACACGCTCTAGGATGTTGCTGGCGACACGGGCAACTTGGTCGTCCATGTCATTGAAGCGTCTGCTAACGACTGGACTAGGGAGACGTGCGTACAGCGTGCCTTGCAAGATGCCAACGTTGACGTTGAACACGTTGAAGTTGTTCTGCTGCTTCTGTACATCATTGCGATCATCGCGGTACTTCTTCCAAACCTTCTCTGCTTGGTCATGCCAATTTGATACTTCCTTTTTCGCTGCTGCTAACTCCGTCTCCCATCTAGTTTGTTGACCCGCTGGTGTATCGTCGAAATCAGACAGACTCTTTATTTGTGTACTGTTGGTCTGTGTGTTGCTCACTTCTTATCCTTGTGTGCTTATATCTTGTCGTCTCCGCGTCTGAAACGTCGTTGTGTTTCCCAAAGTTCGTCTAACCGCCACTCCGGGGTGTTGTTCATATTTAGCTGCGCATGCTGGGTGTAGTTCTGCTCCGCAAGCGCTGGGTCGCGTGGCGCAGCGCGCTTCTTCTTCGTTACGCGCTTCGTGTCCTTGAGCGTTTGGTCTGTGACTGAGATGCAGAGATACCGGAACGCATCAGCAGCGTGCGAGTTGATGTCATGAAGTGGCGACTCCGCGTATGCCTGCCTGTCTTCGTTGAACTCGCGCTGGTAGTTCTTCAAACGCTCCACGCCTACGCTGCAACGCTCGTTGTCGAACCAACAATCTTTCAGCGTCATACGTACAGCTTGGATGCCATCGCGCACAGCTAGGTCAGGAGCGATCTGGCAGTCGAAGCCTTCCGCTAGGATTTGCTCAATAACGGACTTGCGCGTTGCAAGCGTCTTCGCTCGTGCGTCGTGAGGAAGCCAAAACGTGCCCCATTTGTAGTTTTTCTCGGCAACATCCAGCAGGATTTCCTGAACGTCTACGTTGCTCGTCTCGTAGAAGTCCACAAGGTGGATTTCGCCCTGTACAAGTTGGAAGAACCAAATTGCAGTAGCGTCCCTGCGTCCTAAGTCCCACGCTGTATGCACAGGCAGCCCGCGTTGTAGGGGAACATCCGTAACCTGCCCTGCTGCCTCAATCTCGTTGATGTACTTCGCGTAATAGCTGCCCTTGATAGCAGCATCGAAGTTGCACTCAAATTCAACTTGGTACTCGTCGTCGTCCGTGACTTCGCGGATTTCATCAAGCTCGCGCTGGTCGATAAGCCCAGATTCCGATGCCTTAAGTTCAAGGTAAAAATACTTTTCCGGGTTCTGCCTTGCGCGTTCCCGTTGGGTGTAGAAATTGTTCTTCCCGCGTGGCGTACCGATGAAGATGACGAAGCCATCCCTGTCTGCGATCATCGGACGTATGACTTCACTGTAGACACGCGACTTCATATCGCCGTACTCATCGAGTACAACGCCATCGAAGTACGCACCGCGGATGCTGTCTGGATCGTCTGCGCCGTACAGCTTGATAGTGACTTCGTTGTGCGGTAGCTCAATCTCTAAGAGATGGTCCCGCACCTTCGCGCCAGGTATGTGCTTGACGGCAGCTTTGAAGTAGCGCCATGCAGCATCACGTGCCTGCGTTTTGAACGGGGCAACGTAGCCAAATTTCCCCGGCTTCTCTGGGATGTGTGGAAAGCGAATCGCCTTGTCCACAATGTCGTTCACCGTGCTAACTGTTTTCCCTGCACGGCGATGGCAGACTAGGACTGCATAACGCTGGTGTCGCTGGTGAAACGGGATGAATGCGGCGCGTGGCTTGTAGGTAGGTGCAACAACGTTAGGCGCTGCCATTGTTGCTACCTCGAACATACGCATTGAGCGCGCGAACTAGCTGCTTGCGCTCAAGCTCCCTCTTCTTCCTGTCCTCTCTGCGTAGGACATGTGCTGCCGTAATGCGTCTCTTCTGCCAATCCATCAGCCGCAGACTTGCGCGGTGTGGACTTAGCCCTTTGCTGCCCACCATCGCGTCCAGCGCAGTGATGAGGTTGTAGTTTTTGGGGAAAATCCTCACTAACAAACAGTGCGCTAGCCAGTGCTCCTTTACTGTTAGCCAGCAGATGTTGGAAGGATCGTTGGTGCCCCCCATTGATTGCGGGATGATGTGGTGACGCTCTAAGTGGATGCTCTTCGGAAGCTTCCTACCTACCCCACGCATGCACAAATCAACATAGCGTCTGAGGTAGTTCATCATTCGTCATCCTCATCGTCGCTGTCGTCCTCATCTTTGCGGAACGTAGCGTTGCGCACAGTCCCGTCCTCGGTGACGACGATGTTGCTAAGCGGACTCTCCGGCAGCGAGGTTTGGATAACGATCTGCGTCGCTTGCTGCTGCCCTGCTTTTGGTTCCGGCGCGAAGCGGGAAAACAGCTTGTAGAACTCTGTTGGGTTCTCGGATGCCCACATCACAAAGGATGGAACACCGCCTATGAGGTCAAATGCCGCAAAGGTCGCGTTCTCTACAAACTGCCTATCGCGCAGCCTGAACACGTAGTCTTTGGGTATTGGTGGATGCTCCCTGCCTAGCATGTCTATGAGCGTCGTAGCGCGCAGCTCCGCGTTTGCATCCATGAGCGCTTTCGCTTGCTCGGGTGTTGCTTGCGGGACGTTTGCTACTTGCTTGCCTCTAGGCTTTGGGGGAGCTTTGGTCTTCTTCTTGTCGCCGTTGTCGGACATGTCTCACTGCTCCTAAACACGTATTTATTTGGGCGCTTGTAAATACGAAGATGGGAGGTATGGGACGATGGAAAAAGACCCAACGCAGAAGTTTGAAAACACACGCTATGTAAAGCTTCAAGCAAAGCTGCGCGACGCGGGGTTGCCGGACAACTTGTTTGCAGCAGACTATGAGGAGCGGTTAGCGCAGGCGTATGAGAGGCATGCGCGGTTGTTGGAGTGGATAAGGGAGAGGGAGCGAGAAGACCCGGAGTTTTGGTGCAACCTCCCTTGGAGCCCTGCGCGCAAGCAGTTTGAAGAGGACGTAGCTGCTGGCATAGTGCATCCCTTTAACCCGCTCGTTGGCAAATCCCCCCGCTGGCGCATCGCGATGAAGTGCTCCCTCCAGCAGTTCAACGGCAGCACAGCGCGCAGCATGGCGAGGTTGCACAAGCAGCGGCTAGCGCGGAAGAAAGCAGCGCAGAACGGGAAGAAGTAATGTTATGTTTAGCGCACTTGCCCAAAGTGATCGCAACATTATATGCAGGCACTATAATTAGCTAGCTCAAAATACATTTTTGGAGGGGAAAATGAACGTTTATCTCAAGCTCTTTATTGCCATTACTCTGTTTTCGCTCGCTATTGGAGCTGCATTGTTTGGCGGCTTTATCATTACCGCCGTCCTAGCGCTAACTGCTTGTGCGTTTATCCCGAGTAAGGCTGAAAATACGACACCATAATCAAAAAACCCCGGGAGCAATAACATGAAAATTACCGTTTTTGTCGCAATCGCCGTGTCAGCCCCTATTCTCGCGGCATGCACCACTGCAACACCCGTTTATACGCAGGATGGGCGTAAGGGTTACAGCATTAGTTGCAATGGCGGGGCAAATAGTTGGGGGAGTTGCGCGGAGAAGGCTGGGGAGATTTGTGGTGCAAGCGGTTACGACGTGTTTACGCGGGATGGCGAGGCGACTACTATGGGCGTGCTTAGCAGCAGCGGTGGGATTATTGGCGGACGGCTAGCGCGAAATATGATAATTGCATGCAAAAGCTAAAACAGCAGCATCCATAAGCTGTTATTTCTCTCAGATTTATTGCACGCTCCCCGCCGCAACTTGTTCTGAGAGTTTGAAGCCCCGCAAGGGGCTTTTTTGTTGGCTGCTTACTTTGGGATTGCACAGCGCAAACATTATTGGGGGGCTGATTTTGGGGAGAAAAAATTTGTCTGTGGGTGGCAGCGCTGCACGGGACCGCAGTTTTTGCCCCAACCACCCCCCATGATAATCAAAGCAATGCCCCAAAATGGGGTTCAAGCAATGCATACAGGGCACCTACAGCACGCGATCTCCACACGCCGAATGCTCGGGTAGCTGGACACGCTAGAAACGCTTGTAGGTCGTTTAAACAGGTCGCAGACGCCAGTGTGTTTTCTGCCACGGAATTCATAATCCCAGGCTCACGTCAGGGTTGACCTTTTGAAAAGATGAAACTACGTGGCTGAGTTAATAAGAACTACTACGATCTAGGTGCCAGTGGAATACTCCATTAATACAAGCACCAGCAAAACCACGTTGGGATTCAATGACTTGCATCGCCGTTTGCGCATGCGTGCAAAAAACGCGCATCTGCACAGTTGGCTAGCTGGGGGACAGCGCTGCGTTAGCGCTAGGAGGACGGTGCATTTAAATAGCATCAACTGCCAATGTTGTGTGCCTGCTGCCGTCAAATAATCCGGTTGATCTTTGAAAAATGGCTTGCACTGCACGTTTTGGCGTGATTATGTGCTTTTTAGTCTACTTTTATCGTGATTTGTGGCGCTTTCGCCGCATTTTCGTGGCTTTTTGACACTCTGTGGCTCTTGCGCCACATTTGAGAGGTTGACTTTCTCGCGGTCTGGCGGCGTTTCAAACCATGCATTATGAAGCAAAATAATGCGCCAAAATGCAATTTTCAGGCTTGAAATAGCGTCGAAATACCCCGTTTGAATGGGGTAAAAACCGAGATACTACTGCGCATAGTCCTCGCTATGTAAAAGTCCGCGTTAGAATGCCATATTTTTATTATGTTGCATTAATACGACATAATAAGCATAGAAATGCGTGAATATTTGATTATGTTTGCGATTAATGGCATAATGTTATTTCTCCAATAGCCCTAATACGCTTGCGCTACACAAAAAGCCTAGTAGCGCAAGCGTGGGCTAAGCTAGCTCACAACCCAAGCTGTTCCTTCAAACGCAGCGCTATCCTGTGTAGCAACAGGTTTGGGGCACACGCGAAGAGGGATGGCGCTTTGCACTTAGCGATAAGTGTTGCTGCTTCCTGCGCGCTGCGAATCCCGTAGAGCTTGAGGAACGCCATTTGTTCCTGATACGCGACGTCGTCTAGTTGGTCTGGATCAATAAGGAATGCAGACGCAGCAGCTAGCAACTCCTGCACATGGCAGTAGGCTTTGGACAGGATTTCATCCGGCGCAATATCAGAGAGCAGGTCTAGCACTGCCTGCCGTTCCATTTCGGCAGTAACCATAAAACCCCCGACAATTTCGTTTTTCTTCTTAGTCATACAGGTATTTACAAGTCCGGGTTTTTAGCTAAGAAGAGAAGAGCGAGGTATCGCTCAAAGACAAAGTTTTTTCTTTACGAAAGAAAGAGACAGAAGTTCATTCCTAACTGAACTAAGAACTATATCTGGGATGAACACCCACAGCTCTGCTGTCAGGTGATTTATCACTATATGTATTATTGCGCTGTGAACTTTTTGTGCTTAATTTTTAAGCAAACCGTCAATTTTAGGGGAATTTAGGCATTTTTCATTAAAAAATGCACCCTGCACCCTTCGTTTTACGGGAAAAACAGGCAAAAAAGCCCATAAAACAATGCGCTGTGAATTGACAAAACAATGCGCTGTGACCGTAAAACAATGCGCTGTGACCCCTATAAAAACCCCAGTTAACTCTATTTCACAGCGCATAAATATTAAAACAAAGCGCTGTGAACGATGGAGTTCACAGTTCCGAGACGGAGATAGAGATGATTGAATTGGATACAACAAAGCTTCAAGCCGCGTATCCCCAACTAAGCGAAGCCCAAATAGAGAACATGACAACGCGCTACCTGCGCACTGTCAGCGAGGTGCTTTGGCAATGCAACGCGAGGAATAACCAAACGCCGCAGTACCAAAACGCCCTTTTCTTCAGCACAAAGCAAGCACGAGACAAACTGTCCTACGTGCTCTGCAAGGGGCAAAAAATAATGGTTTGGGACGCGATGCAAGCCCACTGCCCTGCACTACAGGTTGTGCAGCAAGGGCTAAAGATTAATAGAACATACTCGGAGGTAAAGGTGCTCGTAGATACAGAGCTATTGCTTGCAATTGCGGGCGATGTGGAGGAATTGAACAATCTAGTAATGAAGGATGCTAACGGCAATGATCCAGACTATGACTTAGCGCATTGGGTTCCTATTGATGCTGTGAGCCTCAACAACTACATTGCGCACAACAGCAAGCGCAAGGATAGGAGCACATCGTTAGACACAAATCTGATAGCGGCAAAAGCTGTCCTCAAGCTCTCGGAGAAATGGGCTGGCTACTTCCCTCAGTTCCCTAGCGAAAGCAAGTTTGGGAGACAGTATTACACGGGATTAAACCTACAAAACTGTGCCAAAACTGTACGTAACGCTGCGTTGGGGGATTGTGTGCAGTACGACTTAAAGACAGCGGTGTATGCAGTGATGCTTAACTTTGCGGAGAGAATTGAGGCGGAGCGAGGCGGCAGCGCACAGGGCAAATGGACGTACCTCAAAGACTACGTAGACCACAAGAGCACGTTCCGTAAGAGCATTGCGCGGACTGTGTTTGGAGACGATCAGGATTGGCAAGTAGACATCATCAAGGAAGCGTTCACAGCTATCGGCTTTGGTGCACGTCCAAACGTCAACAGTTGGAACGACAACGGACAGTACCGCAGTACAGCGCTAGGCGCGGTGTTTAAGAGCAAGGAGCGTGCGAAGGCGTTCCTAAGTGACAGCTTCGTTGCTAACTTCATTGAGGACACGAGGAGCGTAGGACGTGTCATCTACGACTACTGCACTGCTAACGAGGGATACCTAGCGACGTTGAAAGCAAACGTGCCGGACCTGTTGGACAAGCGCGGCATCGTGCGCCATAGCAAGGTGCTTGCATACGTGTTCCAGAACGAGGAACGACGCTTGCTCAACCTCATGACGGACTTTGTTCGTGCACGCGCTGGAGAGGACCTAGGCGAGGAATACAAGGGCATTGACAGCGAGTTGCTGCTAACGGTGCATGACGGCTTCTACACCCGCCACAAAACGGATGTTAGGGAGCTGCGCACGCTGTTGAAGCAAGATAACCCGTACCTGGACGTAGAAGTAACGGAGCACAGCAAGTTCACCGCCCCCTATGACTACAGCCACGAGAACATGATTGCCTTAGAGGAAGAACGCGCAAAGCGTTGGCGCGCAGCAGGTGGAGGCAGCAACTTGATCGACACCACTACGCAAGTAGGCGGCACGTTTGATCCAGAGCTTGAACGCAATCGACTAGTAGTGCAGATGATGCGAGAACGGCAAGAAGGTTACAGAGGCGATGCGGAGCCAGCGTACCCTACAGACAAGGAATGCTATGACGGTAGCGGCTATGACGGAAGAACATACAACAGGGAAGATGACCCGTATTACATGGATGACGAGGAAAACGAGGACTAAATACTTGTGCACGCTTAGTATCCGGCTTTGTGTGCGACAATTATTAGTTTCTTTAATCTTTTTTCGTAACATGGCTTGCCCTACCCTTAAACAAGGTAGGGCTTTTCTTTTGTGCGTAAATATTTGAGTATAAATCAAGCGGCAAAACTGGGGCTAGCATGGGGCTAGCCCTTTGTTTTTGGACAAACAGAATTTGAGTTCTGCCAAACACAAGCGCATACTAAACATATGCAGCAAGTAGCCCTCTCTACTTACTGTATCTTTTTTAGAAGTCACATGCTTGCCCCCTATGCATAGGGGGCTTTTCTTTTGTGACGTGTAAATATCTGCATCATGTCACAATCATCTAACCACGTAACCTTTACCTTTGAGGAGCTTAAAGCCTACAGACAAGATGCTGAGGCGGCAGCAGCTAACATTCCGTTTCACATGTGGTTGCCGACCTATCGGATAGCGCGCTTTCGCAGCCAGCATAGGAAAAGAGGCGAAGCAAGAAATGGAAAGGCTGTTGTTACCGAGTATGGCGTTTTTCGATCCACAGCACAGGCAGCGGAAGCAGAAGGAACATACTCGGCAAAAATTCGTGAAGACCTGCGTGAAGGTTTCAACGGAGTGCATCTATTAGGCGATCCAGCGCCAAAATATAGACCTAGGAAGCTAAAAAAGGAAAAGAAATCACCATACGAAATAGATGCACCAAAGCCAAAGATTGTGAGAACGCCAAAGCCACCAAAGCCCATTAATCCACGCAAGCGCAACACTAAGTCACACCGTTGCAAACCAGTTAAAACGCCGCTGGGAGTTTTTAGTTCAGCCGCGGAAGCAGCGGAAGCGCACGGGATTGCGGCAATCACAATGTATGGTTGGATCAAAAAAAATAAGGAAGGCTTTTGTTACGCGGTAGAACATGAGTGCTAAATACTTGTGACGCTCTAATGCCATAGAGTAATCCGTTATACGTAGACAAACGTAGCAAACGAACCCGGTGTTCCTCCAATAGCACCGGGTTTTTTGTTGGCAGATTTTCGTGGTCAAAGCGCCATAGGAAAAGTGCCTCGTAGATCACAAAATAGCTAGCGCATTTCATCCTTAGGAGAACGTGAAAATGCCCAAGCTATTGCAAGCTAGTGTCTTTTACAGGAACGACGAGCCAGCAGGATTCGGATTCACAATGCCCCCTGACATGTGGAACGTGCTAGTTGATGCAGCAGACGCGATGTGGCTGCAAGGACGTAGGGAGATTGGAGGCAACGCGGACGTGCAAGCTGCGGAGTACATGCAGCAGTTGGACATGCTGGGACAGCACAAAAGCACGTTGTCCGACCATCAGCGAATGTGGATTATGCTTAACATCATTGCGTTAGCACGCAACGGCTACATTCCTAACAACGAGTTCAACGGACTGCTGCTGATCTATGAGCAAGAGACTGCGTAGCGCAGCACGTAGAGCCGTAAAAAAACCCGCCTAGCGCGGGTTTTTTTTGGGGTAGCTACTTGGGTAGCGGCTTAGGCAGCTTTGCGCTTTGCACGTGTTTTTGCCAGCTTCGCTTTCCCTTGGTAGTGGGCTGCGATGAACTTCTCAAGGAACATATCAAACGAGAATCCCGCAGTGCTAGCAGCTTTGGTTACTTGCGCCGCAAACGCCTCTACCTGCTTCGCATCAAGCTGCTTGTTAGCTGCTGCTGCTTCCTCTTCCTTGCGCTTTTGCTGTGCCTTCAGCGCTTCTACCTTCTTCAGCAGTTCCTCGATCTTCTCTGCCTCTGTCTTGACAGTGCGTGCTTTCTTAGCTGCGGGCTTAGCAGCAGTTTTCTTTGCAGTTGCCATGTTGTTACTCCCTTCCGCGTTGTGTGTTGCACATGCACTATGCATGCACGTTAGCAACAGTATAGCCAGACTCCGTAACGAACAACCAAGCAACGCAGCGAACTTTCCTTAGCACTCCGCTTAGGTTAACCACTGTGTTAAGGAATTTTTGTCTGTGGCAGCTAAGCCATAGGAAACGTGCCTCTTAGATCACAAACTGTAGACACTGCTAGCGCGGTGCTAGCAGAAACACAGGAGGTTGTGATGCTTAACAAAGTGATGCGCGTTTCCGTAAGCGAGGACTCCTACAAGCTGCTGGAAATAGCTGCGGAAAGCTTTTGGCAGTCCCTGCGCCCCTTCTACTGCAACGATGACGCGCTGGCAGGCAAAATCATGCAAGACCTCGATGAGCTTGCTACGCTGCGTAAGCTAAACCTGGTGCAGCAGTTGTTCGCAGCAGTGCTTATGACTGCGCTGTGCAACCGGGGATATGCCTGCGCACGCAGCTACCGCGTAGTGCAAATGCCTGTAGCAGCGTAAGGGAGCTAGCACCATGCACGCACATGCGCAGCACGCGAGAAGACGCACGCTAGGAGCATTGGAACGCTGGTGGTGTTGGCACGCAGCACATAGACAAGCTAAGCAGTAGCTAGCAGCACAACAAACCGCAACGCCTCTTCGGGGGCGTTTTCTTTTGGCTCTACAGCCTATGCGCTGCAAACAGTTCCTCGACGTGCGCATCGTGCCTAGCAGCGTAAATCAGGGCTAAGCGGTGCAACGCCCTACCCTTGTTCGCAGCACGCAATAGCGCAGCCTTACGGAACGCTATGCGCTTACGCTGCCAGCGCTTCAACCTCAGTGCACGGCGTTCAGGGTGCAGCCTGTTGGGCAATCCCATTGCCTCAAGTGCAAATACCAAATTCGGCTTGTCTGGATGCATGCGCACAAGCAAGCAATGAGCTAGCCAATGCTCACGCACTGTTAGCTGCACCAAATTGCTAGCTGCATCCGTCCCGCCCAAGCTGCGCGGAATTATGTGGTGCGTCTCCGTATATCCCGCTAGCTCACGCTCCTGCGCACGCAGCATAAGCCGCATGTATGTGAGTTTGTAGTTCATTGCTCCCTCTCTGTTTAGTCACATTATTCTCTTTTGTTTATTTATCGAATAAATAATAAAAACAGGAGGTAAAGCCAATGCCAAGAAAGGGCTACCAGCCAACTTCCGAGCATATTCAGAACATGAGCAAAGGGAAAACGGGAAAGAAGCGCAAGCCATTTACCGAAGAACACAAAGCAAATATGCGTAAGGCTTGGGAAGTACGCAAACAAAAGAAACGAGATGAACTACAAACAAATAGCAAACAAGATCGCTAA